TTGCTCTTTCTAATACTAAGAACAATCTTCGAACATTGATTCTATCAAATGCAGAAGGTCTTGCAAGTTTTGTTTTATCGCCGAATAATATTACACCAGCTCCTGGAATATTTGCAATTGGATTTACACCAGCTTTATACAAAGTATCTCTTTGTGGTTTAGTAGGAGTAAACGATATTGATGTAATTCCTAAATATTGACCTCTTCGTGAACCAGCTGGAGAAAACCATGGTGCTCTATTTAAATCGGTAGCAGCCATAATTCCAGCAGTTGAAGATGCAGCAGGTATTTCAATATATTGATCATTATATTTATCGTAAACTTTTAAATAATTTCCGTCCATTACTAAGTAAGATGACTTAGTAAAAGTATCAGATGTTGCAACTATGTTAGCTACTATGTCTGATGTACTATTTACGTTTACAATATCACTTTGTGCTGGTGATGCTACAACTACACAATCTTTTCTTAGTGATTGAGCAGTAGCAACCAAGTCGTTAACAAGTGTTGTATTTGCTTCTCTAGATGTTACTTTAGGTGCAATTAAAAAATCGATTTCAACTTGATCTTTATCTTCAAAGAGATCATAACCTGTTAGAACATTTGAAGTTGTCAGTGATATAGCATCTTTGCCACTTCCAAAGTTATAATCAATATCTGTATGAAGAACCCCAGTTGTTTTAGTGAAATTATCACCACTATCAATTGCAGATCCTGCAGCTGCCTTTGAACCAAGAGTATTTTTCATATCAGAATCAAAATCAACTAACCAAACGTATTTTGATCGTTCATTGATAATGTCTTTTACATAATTAGTAGTACCATCTGTATTCTTAGCATTAGAACCAAGTGATAAAAATGCGAATCTTTCTAGAAGTGTACCCTGTACTCCAGTAAACTTTCCAGTTTTATCGATAACTGCAAGGTGTATTTCATCATTTGTTGCATTATTTTTAGTAGCAAAATCGGATGTTCCTGGAGCTTGATCAAATTCATTATTATACGCCCATGACGTAAACGCAGAATCTGCTACAGAATGAGGACATATAGAAACTTGTAAACTGTTTCCAAGAGCTCCTGGATATTTTGATATGAATGTGTGTAAATCTGAATCCAAAGCAGATTGTTGACTTAAAAAACTGTTTTCATTTTTCACTACTTCTGCAGGTGGATTAGCTACAGCTGTTTGACCAGTTGTTGACACAGCATTTTTAGCAGCGTCATCAATTACTCTTACTGTTTGAAGTGCGTTTGAATACTTCAAAAAGAAATTAGCTTGGTGAAATGAATAAGTGGTGTCTGAATCTGGAGAGCCAAATTTTTCAACTAGTTCTGCTTCTGAACTGAGTTTAACCCTTTGCTCGACAGGTCCCCACCTTGAATTTATTACGATTGCGCCTGTAGTTGACTGTACGTTTGGAACGCCACCAGTCAGGTCTATCTCTTTGACAACAACCGCAGGACTTTCTGACGGTGTACCTAGTGCCATTTTATCTTCCTTTTATTATACGATTACCATAATAAGAATATTCAATTGTTATTACCATTATTTATAATTTTACAAGTCTCTATCATATTCTATGGCCCATGGATGATCTCCACTTGGTTCAATCCTTTTAGCATTTTCATTGCCGTTATCAATAAATCCAAAAGGTACTATGTCATCTTCAATTTCTTTTAATTTTTGTTTAAATATCATATCTTTAATATTAATATCTGTTAAATTGGAAAAGTAAGCTGATGATACAAAGAAACCAAACATAACTAAGTTCATAACTAAATCGTCATGGTTACCAACTGCAGCTTCATAAGACTGTCCTTTAGCTTCAAATGTTGAGATCTCTAATATTGTTTGTTCATCTACTACTGTTAACTTATTGTTTTCTAATAAATCTTTTAATGCGCTACACCCAAGTCTTTTAGATTTTCTATTAATATCTATACCTACTGCATTTGCCTTAATTGCAGATTCTACGTGTACATTCTCATATTCTAAATCATAATATAAACCATTACACACAACGGAACCTTGATCATTTGATTCAATAATACAATAAGCTTCATTGTAGACATTCGCATACTTATATATAATATTAGGGAAGAGTAAAGGCGAGATAGTATTATTGCGATATACAACAACTTGCTCGAAAGGGCGAACGTTAATGTCGATCAAACTAAAAGATGAATAGTCTTGGCCTCTTCCCTTTGACACATCAGCAACTAGAAGATATTCATGTCCTTTAATAGGTTCTTTATAAATTAAACAATCACCACCTTCTAAATATCTTTTTGGTGGCTTAGCTCTTAAGTTTAATAATGTCTGAGCATTCACTAATGTATTACCAGTTCCAAAAAATGTATTTCCGAATTCTTGATCAAACTGTATTTGTGACGTATTGTTTATGGTTTCTTCTTTCCACTTTTCATCACGGCCTGGAACATCATGCCAATCAACTCTAAAATTTTTATATTCATTTACTCCTTGAATAGATCCTTCCCATATTTTATGAAAAGTATTTCCTATTCCATTTGCAGTAGATGTTACTATAATTTTTGTTTCTCCACCAGATGATACCACTGGATAAGTTGATGTATAAAATTCTGCTGCGCGTTCAACAAAAGCAAATTCATCTAAATATAATAGGTTTATAGAAAGACCACGAATAGATGATCCTGTTGTAGCTGCTGCTATTATTCTACTATTATTACTAAAATCTATATTTGATTTATTAAGAGCTTTACACCCAGGTTGTAGAAAGAACGGAATGTTTTCAAGCATAATAGTTATTCTTGCTAACATCTCTCGAGCAGTTGCGCCTTTGTTAGCTAATACTGCTATAGATTTTTCTGATTGAAATAACGCAAACCATAATAAGTATCCGCACGCTGATATTGATTTTCCAGATTGTCTACATGCTAATACAATATTAAATCTATGTGACTGAAACTGCTTAAACATTTTTTGTTGATAAGGATATAATTCAAATGGAACTAAACCTTTATCTAAAGAAATAATCTTAGCATATTTTTCAACAAAGTATGCAGGATCCTTCATACACTTCGCGTATTCAAGTACTTGTTCTTTTGTAAAGTTTGTGGTAATACCGTCTTTTTTTATATTAGGATTACCTAGGTAGTTTTCATTCCTGTTTTGGAGTGACATTCAATATTTCCGATTCATTCTTTAGTAGCTTTTGAAGCTCAGTTGTGGAACCTACAAAAAGATTGTTAGTAGTATTTGCAACATTTTTAACATCATCTTTTTTATCAATGTCTTTCTTTTTCTTATTAAGATCCATTAGCCTATCGTTTACATCAGAAATATTTTTAATCATTCCTGACAATACTTCGAATGCTCGAGGATGTTCACTTTCGCGTGCAACCTCCATCATTAACTCTAAGCTTTGTTTTCCTTTTTCCACGAGTTCATAATATGTATCTCTAGAATATTTGTAATCATTATCAATGTTCTTTTCTTCTGGAGGAAAGAACTTTTCTATATCTTTTTTACTCATTTAATATAACTAACTCACGATTCTTAAGATGCGCAGCTTCAATGTCATCTTTAGATTGACCATAATAACTTACTGCATGGTGTTTTTCAACCAAATAATCATTTATTGATTGATCTGCATAGTTTGTTGTTCTCCACAGTTCACCTAAGATTCTTCCAAATTTACCTTCAGCATCTTTTTGTGTTTTAAGTAGAATGCCAGCTTCGTCATCTAACATTCCAGTTAAAAATTTCTTAGCTGCATTTCCATATTTCTTTTCTTCAAGATCTCTTGTCCTTGATTCTGGTGTATCAATACCATATAATCTTATTCTTTCTTTGTGTAACCAAACACCAAAACCTAAATCAATATCAACATCAACTGTGTCTCCATCAATTATCTTTACTACTTTACATCTGTATGTATACATATTTAACTCGCACTATCTAAAATATTGGTTGAAAATCCAAAAGTACTATCATCAAGTCCTATAGTATTTACGGGATTAGGCGTAACAACTATAGTTTCTAATCCTATATCAGAATCATTAAGACCTGCTTTAATATCGAATACTTTTGCTCTAACATCACGTATAATGCTAGTATCTGAAATTGGACCATGAAAACTTAATTTCATTTCAAAGTCCAACGTATAAATTATTGTTCTTCTTTGTTCCATTGCACCTTCAAAATCATCAGCAAATCCTACACTTTGAATTATAACTTGTATGTCTTCTTTAAATGTTGGATATTCAGATCCAAATGGTTTTATTGTTAATGCGTATTGAGGATTAAAAGTAGGTATTATTTGTTCAACTATTTGTAATGCATCATCTTGAGATTTAGCATATACATTTAATTGAAAGTTA